AACGAATTAGGCAACCGTGTCGCTATGGCAGCATCAGCAGTAGCTAACGTAAACCCTGAATTAAAGAATCAACTTCGAGAACTGTACGGTATTGGCGTAGCTGACGAAGGTGAACTAATCGGATATTTCTTAGACCCTGAAAGAGCTGTTAACGCTATCGAACAACGGTTACAATTAGAATCTGCTGGTTTATCAGCAGCAAGTGTCCAGGCTACAGGTCAAGGGCTTAACGCTAACGTCGCTCGACAGTTAGCAGGACAGAACGTGCAACAACGAGAAGTGACAGCTAGGTTAGCTCCGCAAGCTGGGCTGACACAGGCAACGTTTGGTGACCAGGGTGTAGCTAGTTCTGAATTAGCAGCAGCAGAGTTTGGATTAGACTCTGAATCTACTGCTCAAATACGCAGGTTACGGCAACGTAGGCAAGCAACAGCAACGCAAAGAGTTGGTGGTTTGATGACCAACATGGGAGCGTCTGCTCTAGGATCAGCACAAAATCAATAGCCTATAGACGAAAACCTTAAATTTGCCTATATTTAGTTATGTGATCTGCCCCATTAAGAGGGTGAGCCGTTCACAAAAAAATTAAACTCCGCTGGCATTCCACCGTTGTCAGCGTGTATGAGAAGGTGAGTGACATAATGGAAAATGAGTTTACTGAAACGGAAGAAGTTTCTAGTACCGAATCCAAACCTAATTGGCGTAGAGAACTCGAAGCGAAAGCTAAGAGAGCTGATGAGCTTGAAGCCCAAGTTCAACAGATGCAACGCAAAGAAGTGTTCCGTGATGCAGGCTTAGACCCATCTAATAAGATGACTGAGTATTTCATGAAAGGCTACGAAGGCGAGCTATCTGTCGAAGCGATAAAGGCTGAAGCGCAAAGCGCAGGTTTATCAAATGCGGTAAGCCAGGCGAATACGTCGATGGTAGAGCAACAGGCGCAGTTTGCACAGCAAGTTGAAGCGGAGCGTAGAATCGCTGAAGCTGGTGATGATGCTGGTCCTGTGGCAGATCCTCAATTCGAGAGTTTAATTAGACAAACTACAAACGCTGATGAATTACGGCAGTTGTGGGAAGCTAACGGCGGTACTTTTAACGCTATGACGTAAGGTAGGCTCCAAAATTTAATTGGAGAATAGCCTAATGGCAATAACACAAATGAGTTCGCTGAACTCCGCTGGTAACGCAGCATTTGAACAGCTCGCTTACTTTGCGTTGCGATCACAACCTCTCTTTGAGATGGTTTGCGATGTTAAAACCACAAACCAATCGCACGCAGGAGCAAGCGTTAAGTTCACAAAGTACAGTGACCTATCACAAGCTACTTCAGCAATATCTGAAACTTCTGACCTCACACCATCAACAATGGGTGACGCACAAGTTACAGTAACACTTGCTGAGTACGGTAATACAATACAAACCACCGCTAAAGCCCGTGGAACCAGCTTCTTAAACATAGACGCTGACGCTGCGAACATTATCGGTTACAACATGGGTGACAGTCTTGATAAGATTGTTCACGACATTGTTACAGAAGGAAGCAACGTACTATTCGGTGGCGATGCTACAGCTACAGGAGAACTAGCAGCAGGTGACATTGTTACCGCTGGTCTTATCCGTAAAGCTGTTGCTAACCTACGAGCTGCTTCTGCACCTGCATTTGACGGAAACGTTTACGTTGGATTTATCCACCCTGACGTTTCTTTCGATCTTCGTGCAGCTACAGCAGTAACTGACGTTATCCAACACCAAATTCGTCAAGACGGAGCAGGTGTCCGAAATGGTAGCATTGGTACATTCGGTGGAGTTGACTTCATTGAAACACCAAGAATTACGCTAACCGCTGACGCTGGTGCTTCTAACGTTGATGAATACAAAACTGTAATAGTTGGTAGACAAGCTCTTGCGAAAGCACACAGCCGGGCAGCCGGTTTCGGTGCGGACCCAAGCATCGTGTTCGGTCCTGTAACCGACAGCTTACGTCGATTCAACACAGTAGGTTGGTATCACCTTGTAGGATACGGAAGATTCCGTGAGGAATGTATCCGAAGGATTGAAACATCATCCTCAATAGGAACTAACTGATAGTTTCTAATTAGGTAGTAGGGTGGGCTGACTGTACTGGGAGGTTAGCCTACCCTCTATCTTTCTTTATTTGATTAGATTATTATTGGACATCATGGAAGATGAACAAGTAGATGTAGTTATAGCGGCTGAGACGATACAAGCCAGCGTTGTAACTGATGAGGAGAACGCTGATGGCTAGTGGTCTTTATGGAATAACTTTTCTTAACGCTTTGAAGAACACTCTTGCGTTAGACCTGGACAGTGACACGATTAAGATTATGTTGGTTACGTCGTCGTACACTCCTGATTTTGGGGCGCATGATTTTAAGGGTGACGTTTCTAATGAGGTTTCTGGGTCAGGGTATACTGCTGGTGGTAACACGTTAAGTAGTTTGGCTTTAACTCAGACAAGTGGCACGATTAAGTTCGATGCTGCTGACACATCATGGTCATCTGCAACAATCACGAACGCCAGGGGCGCTGTGATTTATGATGATTCTTTAACTGATGATCCGCTTATTGCATACATTGATTTTGGTTCTGATTTCTCGTCGAGTAACGGAACGTTTACGATTACGTTTGCTGCTGGCGGTATTTTTACGATTGACTTAACTCCATAAGAGGTGAATGATGGCAACTAGATTTCCGGGTGCGTTGGACCGTGACCCTGATGAGCTTCCTGATAATATAGCGGATTCTGATAATCTTAATTCGCCTAACCATGCGACTGTTCATAATAATGTGAATGGTGCTGTGTTGCAGATTGAGGAGAAGTTGGGTACTGGTGATACTACGCCTGCTTCTGGTGCTGTGTTGATTGGTACTGGTACTGGTACTTCTGCTTGGGATACGACACCTACGTTTGTTGGTGATGTTACGATTCCTGAAGGTGATTTGATTTTAGGTTCTACTGCGGTGAGTTCGAGTGCTGCTGAACTTAATTTGCTTGATGGTTCTACTGCTGGAACGGTGGTTGCGTCTAAGGCTGTTGTTGTTGATGCTAATAAGGATATTTCTAGTTTCCGTAATGTTACGCTGACTGGTGAGTTGGATGCAGCTACGCTTGATTTGTCTAGTTCTGCTGATATTGCTGGTGATTTGGTGTTGTCTGGTGGCGCTGATGGTGCGTTGCAGTTTACGAATGCTGGTGAGAACTCTATTAAGATTCCTGATAATCAGGCTTCTGCTTTGATTATTGAGGAAGCTGATAATGCGTATATTACGTTTGCGACTACTAATAGTTCTGAGGCTATTACGGTTGCTAAGACAACTAATTTTAGTGGCGACATTGATGTTGATGGGACAACAAACCTTGACGCTGTAGACATTGATGGAGCTGTGCAAATAGATAGCACTGTTACTGTTGGCGTTGACGACACTGGTTATGATGTTAAATTTTTTGGTGCTACAACAGGTAGTTATATGCTGTGGGATGAAGACCAAAATGATCTTATGCTTTACGGTGCTAGCCAATTAAATCTTGACAATTTAACAGCAAGCAGTGGGACAGAATGGGTTTCACTGCCTGAATCATACGGAATGTACACAGACAACACTGGACCTGGAAGTGCCAGCAGCAGAATGTGGATTAACGGTATTAATGGTGCTGCTTTATATATTGGTCCACGAAGCGGATCGCACACTTGGAATCTAATCAGACTTGCTGCTTCAAGCATTTCATTGCTTGGCACAGTTTCTAAAACTGCTGGCTCATTTGATATTGCACACCCATCAAAAGGTGGAGACTGGCGTTTGCGTCATTCATTTATTGAAGGACCAACAGCAGACAACATTTATAGAGGAACAATTACAATTAGTGGAGATTCTGCAACTATTGATTTAGACACTGTTTCAGGAATGACTGATGGAACATGGGTAGCGTTAAACACGAACCCTTGGTCTATGGTCAGCAGTTCAGGAAATGCTGTTACTTGGTCACTTTCAGGTAAAACTCTTACGATAAACGGACCAGACGGCGCTGTTTGTAATTGGATGGTTATTGGCGAACGTAAAGATCAAGGAATTGTTGATAGCCCCATGACAGATAGCAACGGTAAACTTGTTGTAGAATATGAAGATGCAGAAAGAGATGCTTGCCCAGAGGAGTAAACATGGAACTCAGCCCAGTAGAGATTATTAATGAAGTGCAAAAACAATTTCCAAAAGAATTAACAATTTGCATACAAGCAGTACAAATCAGAAAGCTAACAGAACAACAAGATGATACCGACGACGAGTAAACACGTTAACATCGAACTACTACACCCAGAGTTCAAACGCAGACTAGAAGCATTCTTTAGAGACAGCCGTATCCGCAACAAAGTCAAAGTCGTATCAGGGGTACGAACCTACGCACAACAAAAATACTTCTACGACGGATACAAAAGCGGCAAGCCAGGATTTAACCTAGCTGCCAACCCGGATCGCAAAACATCTTCAGGTTTCCAAGGGTCATATCACATGCAACAACCAGCGTTCGATAACTGGGGTTATGCCGTTGATTTTAGAATTACTGGTCGAGGTATCAGTACTTCTCAAGTGAACGCCATAGCTAAATCGTATGGCATGGTTGCGTATGTGCCTGGTGAGTGGTGGCATCATCAGCCTTGCAAAGTCGTAAACGGCAAAGTCAAATGGTTTGATGCACCAGCATTAAAAGGTACGAAAGCTACCAAAACAGTAAAGCAAGACGTTAAAGGTATTGCTGCTGCGTTTGCTGAAATAGAAGCCTTAGTTACTGCTCATCCTTTGAAGAAAGGATCTAAAGGAGCAGCGGTTAAAGTAGTGCAACAGTTGTTGGCTGCTAAAGGATTATATCGGTACAAGATAGATTCTGATTATGGCAGACTTACTCGAAAGGCTGTTGTGGAGTTCCAGAAGCGTCGGCTACTATATGTTGACGGCGTAGTTGGACCAAATACTTGGAAGGCGTTATTACGATGAAAGAATATCTAGATTTACTTGAAAGATGCGGAGCAACATTCGTACAAGCAGCAGTAGCCACAATCAGTGGTAACAGCTTCCTTGACATGGGAGTAAGCAACTGGAAACTAGTAGCAGCTTCTGGATTTGCTGCTGTGCTATCGGTTCTTAAAGGTTGGGCTGCTACGAAAGTTGGCGATAAGTCATTTTCTTTGGTTGGTAAGAATACCGCATCTGAGGAGTCCCTGTACGGCGACGAGTAGTGAGGTCAGCAGGTGACAATAAACTACAGCTCATCTGCGGTTACCTACGCAAGTTCAAGCGTAAATTATTCGCAAGCAGACGCAACAGTAAACGCATCGACAATAGCGTGTACTGTAACTGTTCCGGCTGTAACCGTAACAGCCTTTGCGAATGCTGCCGTTGCGGTAATTGCAGGTACGACGACTGTTC